TGTTACATGCCCAAAACACACATGCAGATACACAGACGCTGCAGAAATTAAAACGAAAGTATTTAGGCAGTCCATTAGGTGATATTAGTAATCAGCAAACAGTGTGCCGGGAAGCTGTAAAACGAAGGCTAATTGATACAGAAGTGCCGGACAGCGGGTATGGCAATACTTTGGAAACAGTGGAAGCAACGCAACAGGTACAGGAACAGTATGTAAGGGAGGCAAGTGGCGGGAAAGAGCAAAATGGAGGCTCACAACATAGTGTGTGTAGCAGAGATGGGAGCATAGGGTCAGGAAGTGATATGGATGTGGATAGACAGGATATAATGCCACTGCAACAAATACAAGATATATTAAAATGTAGTAATGTGCAGGCCAAGCTATATTGTAAATTTAAAGATATATTTGGCATACCATTTTCAGAGTTGGTACGAACATTTAAAAGTGATAGTACATGTTGTCATGATTGGATATGTGCTATATTTGGAGTAAATGAAACATTAGCAGAGGCATTAAAAACAATTATTAAAACACAGTGCATATATTACCATATGCAATGTTTAACATGTACATGGGGCGTGGTTATATTATTGTTAATTAGATATACGTGTGGCAAAAACAGAAAAACAATTGTAAAGTCTTTAGCATCCATATTAAATGTACCAACTGAACAAATGCTTGTGCAGCCTCCAAAAATACGTAGCCCTGCGGTTGCATTATACTTTTATAAAACATCTATATCCAACATTAGTGACGTGTATGGGAGTACACCAGAATGGATAGAAAGACAAACACAGTTACAACATAGCTTTGAGGACTGTCAATTTGAACTATCTAAAATGGTGCAGTGGGCATTTGACAATGAAGTAACCGATGATAGTCAAATAGCATTTCATTATGCACAGTTAGCAGATGTAGACAGTAATGCACAAGCATTTTTAAAAAGTAATATGCAAGCAAAATATGTAAAAGACTGTGGAATAATGTGTAGACACTATAAACGGGCACAACAACAACAGATGAATATGAAACAATGGATAAAGCATGTATGTAGCAAGGTGGATGATGGTGGGGACTGGAAGCCAATAGTACAGTTCCTAAGGTATCAAGGGGTCGAGTTTATTTCATTTTTAAGTTATTTTAAATTATTTTTACAAGGTACACCAAAACATAATTGTTTAGTTATTTATGGTCCTCCAAACACGGGTAAATCATGTTTTGCTATGAGTCTTATAAACTTTTTTCATGGGTCAGTCATTTCATATGTAAATTCACACAGTCACTTTTGGTTACAACCGTTAGACAATACTAAATTAGGTATGCTAGATGATGCCACAGAGGCATGTTGGAAATATATTGATGAATACCTAAGAAATTTATTAGATGGCAATCCTGTAAGCTTAGATAGAAAACATAAGCAACTAGTACAAATAAAGTGTCCACCTGTACTAATAACAACTAATATAAATCCAATGCAAGATGCAAAGCTACGGTATTTGCACAGTAGAATACATGTGTTACAGTTTTTAAATCCATTTCCAATTGATGTGAATGGAAATCCTGTATACCAATTAAATAATGCAAACTGGAAATGTTTTTTTGAAAGGACATGGTCCAGATTAGATTTGGATAACGACGAAGACAAGGAAAACGATGGAGACGCTATGCCAACGTTTAGATGCGTGCCAGGAGAAAATTCTAGACTGTTTTGAAAGAGATAGCAAAAATATTACAGACCATATAGACTACTGGAAAGCTGTGCGACAAGAAAATGTAATATATTATAAGGCAAGAGAAAATAATATGACTAAACTAGGCCACCAGGTGGTGCCCTGTTTACAAGTGTGTAAAGCAAAGGCATGCGTTGCTATAGAACTACAAATAGCATTGGAATCACTTTGTAAAACAGAATATAATATGGAAGAGTGGACATTAAGGGATGTATGTGAAAGTATGTGGTATACAGAACCCAAACAGTGTTTTAAAAAACAAGGACAACATATAGAAGTGTGGTTTGATGGCAGCAAGGACAATCGGGCTGAATATGTTGTGTGGAAATGGGTATATTATTGTGGGGAGGATGGGTGGTGTAAAGTGTCTTCTGCAGTAAGCTATGAGGGCATATATTATATACATGACGGCCATAAAACGTATTATACAAACTTTAAAGACGAGGCCACCAAATATGGGTGTAAAGGCACATGGGAAGTGCATATGGGAAAACAAAGTATTTATTGTCCCGACTCTGTGTCCAGTACCTTTAGATCCAACGTATCCTCTGTTGAAACTGTTAACGAATACTACTCCCATAAGACCCCCACCACCTCCACGCCCGTGGGCACCTACGAAGCCTCATCATCCCTGCGGCCGGGAAAACGTCCCAGAACCACAGAGCCCGACAGTACTGACTCCACCACACAGTCCACTACCACAGCCAGAGAGTCCTACGCAGAGTGTGTCGCAAGGAACACAGACAACACAAACAACAACACCAGAAAACACCTCCCTGGTGGAGCTTCGTGTAACAACACCGAAATCGACAGTGGTTATAAGACTGCACCTGTAGTACATATAAAAGGTGAAGCAAACAGACTAAAGTGTTTAAGGTATCGGTTTCAAAAACATAAACAACTGTTTGTTACTGTATCATCCACCTATCATTGGACAAATGCAAACTGTGCTGTAAATAATAGTTATATTACTGTTGTATATAAAGATGAAACCCAACGCCAAAAATTTTTGGATATTGTAAAAATACCCCCTAGTGTATCACTGGTACTGGGACATATGACATGTGTTGATATGTAATGTTAATGTAATTGTTACATTATGTAATATTGTATTACAATAATACCTGGTATATACAATACTACACACGCCATATATGCTGCTAGGCCTGTAAACTTGCAACCATTGTGTTGTGTGTTAGTTTTGTGTTTTTGCTTTGCTGCTTTGTGTGCCTGTTTGTCTGCTTTAATGTGCCGCTATTGCAGTCTGCCTCTGTGTTTGCCTCGTGTATATTACTTATACTTTTATTTTGGTTTGTTGTGGCATCATCCTACATAACCACATTTACACTATATATACTTTTTTTTTACTTCCCTTTATTATGTTTCTATAGCCATGCTGTGTGGTTAATTAACACACAATAAATCACAGTTTTTTTGTATTGTATGTATTTGTGTGTTATATATAATGGTTGCCCACCGGGCACGCAGACGTAAGCGGGCATCAGCAACGCAGCTATATCAAACATGTAAACAATCTGGCACATGTCCTGAGGATGTTATTAACAAAATTGAACACAAAACCTGGGCTGATAAAATATTGCAATGGGGTAGTTTATTTACATTTTTTGGAGGCCTTGGTATTGGCACTGGCTCTGGCACTGGGGGGCGTACAGGATATATTCCTTTGGGTACTAGGCCTTCCACTGTTGTTGATGTAACCCCTGCTCGGCCCCCTATTGTTGTAGAATCGGTAGGCCCCACTGACCCTTCTATTGTTACATTGGTTGAAGAATCCAGTGTTATTGAGTCTGGAGCTTCGTTCCCTAATTTTACAGGTACTGCAGGATTTGAAGTAACATCCTCCTCAACTACCACACCTGCAGTATTAGATATCACACCCACCTCTACCTCTGTACATGTTAGTTCTACTACATATACTAATCCCACATTTGTAGACCCTCCTGTTATTGAGGTCCCCCAAACTGGTGAGGTATCTGGGAATATATTGATAAGTACCCCAACATCTGGGGTTCATAGTTATGAGGAAATACCTATGCAAACATTTGCTGTTCAGGGTACAGGCAATGAACCTATCAGTAGTACTCCTATTCCTGGTCTTAGGCGTATAGCTGCCCCACGTTTATATAAAAAAGCCTTTCAACAGGTTAAGGTCACAGATCCTGCATTTCTTCACAAACCTGAAACTTTAATTAATGTTGATAATCCCATATTTCAAAATGCTGACACAACGTTAACCTTTTCACCATCAGGTGTGGCACCTGATCCTGATTTTTTAGACATTGTGGCTTTACACAGACCTGCCTTTACAACACGTAGAGGTGGTGTGCGTTTTAGTAGGCTTGGCACAAAGGCCACTATGCGCACCAGAAGTGGCAAACAAATAGGTGCTCGTGTACATTATTATTATGATGTCAGTCCTATTACACAGACTGAAGAAATTGAAATGCAGCCATTATTGTCTACAGATAATACATTTGATGGCCTATATGATATTTATGCAAACATAGATGATGAGGCACCTGTGTCATCTCGTTTTTCTATTGCTACACCTTCTAGGTTGCCTACCAACACTGTTCCTTTGTCTTTTAGTGGTAGTACCTCTAATGTTACAATACCCTTTGGTACATCTTGGGATGTTCCCATCTATTCAGGTCCCGATGTAGTGTTGCCCACAGGACCCCCTACATGGCCTTATGCACCTCAATCTCCTTTTGATACCACCCATGATGTAGTTATACAGGGCTCCACATTTGCGTTATGGCCTGTTTATTTTTTGAAACGTAGGCGTCGTAAACGTATTCCCTATTTTCTTGCAGATGGCGGTGTGGCGGCCTAGTGACAGCAAGGTTTATCTGCCTCCTACCCCTGTATCAAAGGTCATTACAACGGATGCCTATGTAAAACGCACCACTATATTTTATCATGCTGGAAGCTCTCGCTTGCTTACCGTGGGACATCCTTATTACCCCATTTCTAAATCTGGTAAAGCAGACATCCCTAAGGTGTCTGCATTTCAGTATAGGGTGTTTAGAGTACGCCTCCCAGATCCTAATAAGTTTGGCCTTCCTGATACAAATATATTTAATCCTGACCAGGAGCGGCTTGTATGGGCCTGTGTAGGGCTAGAGATTGGCCGTGGACAGCCTTTAGGTGTTGGTGTAAGTGGCCATCCACTGTTCAATAGGTTGGATGACACTGAAAGCTCTAGTATAGCTATTCAGGATACTGCCCCGGACAGTAGGGATAATGTTTCAGTGGATCCTAAACAAACACAGTTATGCATTATTGGCTGTGCACCCGCTATAGGTGAACACTGGACAAAGGGTACGGCCTGTCGTTCCACACCTACTACAGCGGGCGACTGCCCCCCATTGGAACTTATCAATTCACCTATTGAGGATGGAGACATGGTGGACACAGGTTTTGGTGCATTAAACTTTAAAGCTTTGCAGGAATCTAAATCTGATGTGCCATTGGATATTGTACAATCCACATGTAAATATCCCGATTATTTGAAAATGAGTGCAGATGCCTATGGGGATTCTATGTGGTTTTATTTACGTAGGGAACAGTTGTTTACCAGACATTTTTTTAATAGGGCAGGCGTTATTGGTGAGGAAATACCTAATGACTTATATATTAAGGGTAGTAATGGCAGGGACCCGCCCCCTAGCTCTGTATATGTTGCTACACCTAGTGGGTCTATGATAACTTCAGAGGCTCAATTGTTTAATAAGCCATATTGGCTGCAACGTGCCCAGGGACATAATAATGGCATCTGTTGGAACAATCAGTTATTTGTAACTGTTGTGGATACCACCAGGAATACAAACATGACTCTTTCCGCAACCACACAGTCTATGTCTACATATAATTCAAAGCAAATTAAACAGTATGTTAGACATGCAGAGGAATATGAATTACAATTTGTGTTTCAACTATGTAAAATATCCCTGTCTGCTGAGGTTATGGCCTATTTACATACTATGAATTCTACCTTACTGGAAGACTGGAATATAGGTTTGTCGCCTCCTGTTGCCACTAGCTTAGAGGACAAATACAGATATGTGAAAAGTGCAGCTATAACCTGTCAAAAGGATCAGCCCCCTCCTGAAAAGCAGGACCCACTATCTAAATATAAATTTTGGGAGGTCAATTTGCAAAACAGTTTTTCTGCTGATTTGGATCAGTTTCCTCTTGGCAGGAAGTTTTTAATGCAGGTTGGGGTCCGTACTAAACCGCCTGTATCCTCTAAAAAACGCTCTGCTTCTACTACATCTACCTCAGCCCCCTCCTCCAAGCGCAAACGCAAATAGTATGTTGTGTGTCTGTATTGTGTATGTATGGTTGTATTATGTACTATTTATTTATTGTGTATACTGTATGTGTGTATTTGTTGTATGTGTTGTATGACTGTATGTATGTGTAATGTTTGCATGTTGTTAATAAATATGAATGAGTGTTACTTTTACGCGTGGTTGCATAAACTAAGGCGCGGTGGTGTCCCTAGGCAGTTGGGTGGCATGTTAGGTGGCGTCCCTGTTTATATACCAATCTCCACCCTGTATTATTAATATATGTACTGTTATCATGCAGTTACCTATACCACATATAGTATAGCTTATAGGTATCCATTTTAGTTTGGCGCCTTTTTGGTACCCTCCATTTTACCTTGCAACCGGTTTCGGTTGTGCATATCTTGTAAATACCACAAGCATATTCAGCAGAACTGTTAATCCTTTGGCATAGTGCCGTTTCCTGTGTTTAATGTTTTTTTGTTTTATACACTATGCCTTACCTATTAGTCACTTACTGTAGGCTGCCAACTATGCTTTTACCTGCATACCTTAGTGCTTTTGGGCACACATTTTTATTGCAAACATCTGCACTTTAGTGTTTTGGCTTGCAGCATACGTTCTGCTAGCCAAGTATCTGTCTAGTAAACCAGGTGTGCACCTATTACTCATGCACCGCAACCGTTTACGGTTTTGCAGCAACAGGCCTTTTTTATAATTATTGAAAGTAACAATCCTACTTTTATAGACAGGGAGTAACCGAAATAGGTTTAGGACCGAAAACGGTACATATAAAAGCACTGTGTACAACACCCAGGACATCCATGGATCGTCAGTTATTTGAAAATACAGAAGAGCGACCACGTACATTGCACCAGCTATGTGAAGTTGTGAATAAACCATTGCTGGAGCTGCAACTTGGCTGTGTGTTCTGCAAGAAGGCATTGACAGCGTCAGAGGTATATAATTTTGCATATACAGATCTAAGAGTAGTGTATAGAGACGGGTATCCGTATGGAGTGTGCAAATTCTGTTTGCTATTTTATAGTAAGGTCCGAAAATTAAGATATTATAATTGTTCAGTGTACGGGGCTAGCCTGGAAGAACTAACTAAAAAAAAGTTATCTGATTTATCAATAAGGTGCTACAGATGTCAACATCCGTTGACACCAGAGGAAAAACAGTTACACTGTGACTATAAGAAACGGTTTCACAAAATTTCACATATGTGGACCGGGTCGTGCCTGACATGCTGGAGACACACAACAGCAACTGAATCAGCAGTATAATCATGCACGGTAACGTACCAACACTTCCACAATATATTATAGAACTTATACCACAAACTGAGATTGACCTGCAATGCCATGAGCAATTGAACAGCTCAGAGGATGAGGATGAGGATGAAGTAGACCATCTGCAGGAGCAGCCACAGCAAGCTAGACGGGACGAACAACATCCTTGTTACCTAATTGAAACACAGTGTTGTAGGTGTGAGTCGTTGGTGCAGTTGGCTGTTCAGAGTTCAACAAAAGAGCTGCGTATTTTACAACAAATGCTTATGGGCACAGTGGAGCTTGTGTGCCCCCTCTGCGCAACAAGGCGATAACTGCAATGGCGTCACCTGAAGGTACAGATGATGAGGGGGGATGCCGGGGATGGTTTCACGTGGAGGCAATAGTAAAAAAACGTACAGGGGATGTAATATCTGAAGATGAAACAGACGAGGAAAGCACCGAATCTGATTTGGATGGGTTTATAGACAATAGTAATATAATATCTACACAGGCAGAAAGGGAGACAGCTCAGCAGTTGTTACATGCCCAAAACACACATGCAGATACACAGACGCTGCAGAAATTAAAACGAAAGTATTTAGGCAGTCCATTAGG